GAGCGTTCTGCCTGGGAGACCAGGCATTTCTGCATGATGTCTATGTAGAAGTCTTGCCGCTGTAGTGGCTCTTTAGGAATTCTCATTTTTGGATCTTCAAGTTTTCGTGATCGGCAATGTAGGAGCCGACTTTCGGGCCAGCAAGGTTTGCACCCGACTGCTTGACGGCCTGCATCCCTGAGACTGCCTCACCGTTAATGGAATTGAGGTTGTATCCACCGATGTCACTAGGCGAACCCCAACGCGGCGCAAAAGGATTGTTGGGTTTAGCATGGCGCGGTGGCTGTGCCTCACCTTCCCTTGTTGATTTAATGTCACCCATCTTGAAATCCAGTGCCAATTGGTTAAGGGTACGGTCATTATGCTTCGTACTATCGCTTTTTACACCAATTGGCTTCAAAAAGACAACACTTACATCGGTACAACCCGCCGGACAGACCGCTTCATAGGCCTCAAAATAGCCGTGAACTGGACATTTATAGTCATTGAGAACACTCATCATCGCCCCTTTTTCAATAGATTTTGTTTATTGAAGTCGTATTTATTGACGGGTTTGACCGTCAATCCAACCGTGCCATTAGCAAAGTTGATCTGGTAGCCGCGTCTAAGCGTCAGGCCGAAGTCTTTAGGCGGGTGGTAGTCCAGTTTCTTCCTACCGGCAATGTCTATTCGCATCCCTGCCTCCCCTTTTTCGAGGGCTAGCAGGGCGCGGGAGAGTTTTCTCTGGCTTAAATTGGTGATCGGAACCTCGTTTTTCTCAAAAAACATCTTCTTGAGGTTGCGATAGTCCACGCCAGCGAACTTGGCAAACATCTGAATAGAGAAGCCACGCCGTCTCTGCGCCCTCATAACGTCCAAACGGGTGCGTATCTCGTCAATAGTGAGGACATCTATCATTCAAACCCCAATGCTTTGAGATAGTTTCCGACCTGTTTCTGTACCTGCGCCTGCCCAGAATGGCCAGATTCAGCGTCCTGCACCTCTTTTTTGTCTCTGGTAAGCCGCATCTGGATCAGTCTGGGCTGTACCTGCTCTGCATACGCCGCCGCAGCCAGTGCCGCAGCGATCACCCTATCGTCTTTTGACCTACCGGCGGCAGCAATCGTGCCACCGTCACGCACAATGCCCTTCATCTCGTCGATACACTCTTCCGAGTAAATGTTGAGCATCCCGCGTTCAAAGTAGTCTTTAAGGTAGTTGAGCATCCTCTCTTTGCTAGAGTGAGTAGTCACCCACCCTATGCTGTTGGAGATACCAAAGGAGTCGTTTCTTCTCCACATATAGTGACTCATGTGCGCTAAGACGTTGTGCAGTTCTCTAGCCTGCTGTGGAGGCAGGGAGGTGGCTTGGCGCTTGAGGTTTCTGATCTCGTTGATGACGGCTTGGCCTGGGCCATTGACCTCAAGGTTGAGGGTGGAGTTCGTATAGGCACCGGCTAGGTAACAGATTAGCCAAGCGAACTGATAGGTATTGAGTTCGCTGGTAGCAAACTCGGCAACCTGATCCATACCGTCTGCGTAGCATCTAAAGACTTGCAGGCAGAAGCGATCTGCCCAGTCTGAGGAGCCGTAGGCTGGGTCTGCGCCTATGACGTAGTAGCCAGTGGAGACGGGTTCTTCCCAGATCTTTAGCGTACAGAGGCGCTCAGATGACTTAATTAATTGTGTGTCTTGGAAGTTGGCACCCATGCTGAACCGATAGGGGACAAATGCCTGCCGTTTGGCAGCCTTCATCATGTCGGTACAACGTGCGGTGGAGAAGAACGAGGTGCCTGTCATTACGAAGGCATAGTCTTCAGTGGGTGGAAACTCCTGATACATCAGGCCATCGTCTTTAAGACCCTCGTGCAGCTTCCAGCGCCACCAGGCGATCTGCCTACTATTGACCTCGTAGTTGTAGATCTTGCGGATGTCCTTAGTCCACTCCTTCTCTTCTACGGATAACTTCCCGTCCCAATAGACTTTGTATACGTCTGAGTTTGGGTCAGCAGAGTAGAACTGGTTTCGCCACCAGCCGACGAAGATTGCCTTCTGGGTTCTTGCTCGTTTAGCGGTAGTCCACATATCGTGAAACATATTGAAGCCACGGGCGGTACTCTCGAACATATAGTAGCGAAGGGGGTTAGTCTCCGCTAAAGAAGCCAGCAGGGAGGCCAAGCCCTCCTCATCACCCCAGGAGGATGTCTCTGTACCGTGGAGGAACGTGATGCCCTTACCGCGTCCTAGACCGCCTTTAGCGCGTATACCGGCTACTTGGTAGAAGAGGCGGCTACGGTTCTTTAAGACCATCTGATTGCGGTTATGGCTCATCAGAGGAATCTTGTACTGCTTAGGTAGCCCGTCCATATACATGGCTAGGGTGCTACGGAACTGTTCCCGATTCTCTTCTGTGTCGGTGGTGAGTGTGCCTTGCATACCGGCATGGATAAAGTGCCAGTAGAGGTCTAGGGCTAGGCTAATGGTAGTAATCCCTAACTGCCTACCTTTAAGCACGACAAAGAAGTGCTTGTCTTCAGCCAAGCCTCTGGCAACCTCATCCATGACGTAAGTCTGCGTACCGAGCAACTGCTGCCCGAGTATCCGCATACCCTGCTCTTTGGTTTCTATCTTTAGGTGCTTGCAGAAGAGATAGAACTTCTGACGGTCAAAGTTCATTTGCCAAACTTATAAGTGACCTCATTAGCCCAGGGGCGGGTAGGATTCAACTCAATCATGCGATTGCTTAGTCCTTTGAAGTTATTGCCGCCCATGTTGCCTAAACCGTCTTTAGAGAGCCTGTAGTTCATCGTAGCCTTACCCGTACAACCACCCTTGAACTTCGCCTCTACGATGGCTCTAAGCACCACCCTGTCCATCCATTTCTGGTGCTGCCAGAAGGGAGCCACCTTCTGAGCAATGTCCGTCCTTATGGCTAGGCAAGAAGTATCCACATGGTATTGGCCTGCATGGTTTTTCAATAACCCCAGGGACTCACATTCATCAGCGCAGGCAAAGGAGCCGTCATCCTCGACGATGTTTCTGAGCGAGCAAGTCCAGTCTAGGTTGTGCTTCTCCATAAGACCCACCACCGTCTCGACATGATCTTCCTCATACCAGTTGTCATCGTCTAGAAAGAGGATTACGTCTTCGGTAATCATGTAAGAGGCCATCGCATTGATACGGGAGCAGGTATACATATTCTTCCCCGTATTGTTTGGCAGGGGAATGATTGTCGTGTTCTCAGCCAGATTAGACTGTTCTATGACATTCCTAGCCCTCTCTTCCACCTCTGGGCCGTCTATAAAGATGTAATGGCGAGCAGGTCTAGTCTGCCGAGCCACACTCTCTATAGCCTCCATAAGACAGTCCCTGCCGATGGTACTTGTCACTACAGCGGGTAGGAGTCTCATGTCAGCACCCCATACTGTGTAACCCGTCTAGGAGCGTCTACACGGTCTTCAGGGTTGAGGTATATCACCTTTCTTTTTTTAAGTTTCTGGGACTTCTCTGCCAAGTCTCTATTTGTCTCTGTAAAAACATCTACCTCTTCGTAGTCCTTATACGGTTTCTGCTTGGCAGGTACGCCGCAACCTGGGCAGAACCTCTCTACCTGACTCCTCATCTGTAGGAGATGCTTCTTCCACCAGCCATCCTCTATGGAATAACCATAGTCTGTACCCCTAGCCAGATCGAATGACGCTGCCACCTCACAGAAGTAGTACCGCAGTTCCCCTTTGTTCTGCACTATAGATGCCGACCATTCCCTATTGATGTCACATTGGCTAATCTTCATCCACATCTCTGGCTCTGGATAAAGATCTTTAACAGCGGTCAGCAGGGGCGCATGGTCTGCGTGTTCCACATAGTTCCAGACAATGTTCTCCTCATCGTCTGCCTTCATCTTCTCAGACAAATCCGTAAGCTGCTCTCCCGCCTTCTTCTCCCCATGCGCGTTTAGGTTGTAAACCCCAAACGTCTCCTCAATCACCTTCCTGTGCTTAAAGTAATTATTCGTCCACAACCCCCTCTGCTGCTTACATGGCACCTCTTCTCTAAATATCTCGCACAACTCCTCAAAGTTCCTGTGCATACAGGGATTGCCACCAATCATTGCCACAATCCCTCGATACCCTCTTAGACTCCTAAGCGCCGTCCTGAAGTTCTCAGGAGTCATCTCCCAGAACCCCTCTTGGTTCTCCAACAACCGGGTGCAGTTAGAACAGGCCAGATCACACTTATTGGTCACATCCACACAGATGATCCCCATCTGATGCGGACTCCTCATCGTATACATCGCGTATTCAGCGTTCATTTCTCACCCCCTTGAAGTAATCAATCGTGGCCTCT